TGGCCTGCCACCAGTCCCAGATCGCCTCGCGCTTGGACTCGCTGTGCGCGTCGGCGAAGTCCTTCACGACGTCGTCCATGAGCATGACCTTGAAGCCCAGACCGGTGATCGACTGGCCGGGGGCCGATCGGGAGACGATGCCGCCGCCCCGGGTCGTCTGCCACTCGCTCACGGCTCCGGCGTCACCCGCGATCTTGATTCCCCAGCGCTCGCCGTCCTCCTCGACGAAGCGGCGGACCTGGCGGCCCCAGGCAGTGGCGAGCTGCGGTGAGTGGGAGATGAGGCCGATCTTCCAGCCCGGATGCTGGCGCAGAAGCCAGATCGGCAGGTTGATCGAGGTCAGAGTGGACTTACCCATACGCGGAGGCATGGAGATCGTCATGTACCGGTTCTCGCCCCGCTCAACGGCCCTCACAGCCTCGGTCAGGCGGTCAGAGAGGTACTGGATGTGGGGACGCCCAGCATAGGCCGCGTCAAGCTGCTGAGCGCTCTCCAGAGGGCTTCTGGCCTGCAGGTACGCCGGGTCATGGGGGTATGGGGCGCCTAGGTGGGGCTTCCCGTCGCACGAGGGGCGGTCACACTTCGGCTGCTTGTCGAGCCAGCTCTGGCGCTCGACGAGGGCGGCCAGCTCCTCCTCGAGCTGCTCCGGAGTCATCTCCCACGGCTCAAGCCTCCGGTTACCTCGGGGCATAGGTGTCTCCTATCGTCTGGGGGGTATTGATCGCTATATACAAAGAGTACCCGCCGCCCTCATCCCGAGGCGGCGGGTACTCTCCCGTTCACGTTGTCTACTCTACGACCTCACTCTCGATGACTTCAACCTCAGCGGGGCCTACTTCAATGAGACCCTGCTCACGTTTCCTCCTCTCAACCTCTGCCACCAGCTGCTCGATGCGGGCCGTGGTGGCCGATGCGGTCATGTCTGCTAGGTTCGAGGAGATCTCGACCTGGACCTTGGCGGAGTCTGCCCCGGCACCTGCGGCCTCCCGCTCGATGCGGGCCGCCACGTCCATCATCTGGACGATGCCGTTGACGCTCATCCGGGCGATGCGGTCCTCATCGAGGGAGTTGAGCCACATCTCCGCCTTCTCCAGCGCCTTGCGCCCGAGTGCCCGGTGGCGCTTCCCCATCGCGATGCGGTAGCGGACGAGCTCATTCGCTTCCTTATCTGCCAGGTGCCGGTCCCAGGCCTCGACCCGCTCCCTCCACGACCAGCGGGGGGAGTAGTTCTGCCCGTTCGGGCACGCGGAGACCTTGCGGTTCTCCATGTCCCGGTACTGCTTGAACGACGCGTAGGCCGTGTCGCTCTCGCCCTCCTGCTGATTCCAGATGTTCCGGGTGTAGTCGAGTGGGGCGGGCTTCCTCTTGGCGGGGCTCTTCGAGGTGGTCATGCCCCGCCCCCCGGGAGCAGGTCCTCCCAGGTCCGCCTGGGACTGAGGGCCTCGGTCACAAGCGCCCGGGCCAGGTCCTGGCTGAACTCCTCAGCGAAGTCCTCCCCCCAGCCCTGCTCGTCCCTCATCGAGTTTCGGACATTGGCGCAGGCTCCTGTGATGGTGAGGACACCCTCACTCAGGTCCAGCATCCGGGCCGCGGCGGTAATGGCGTCGAAGGGCTCACCCCCGTCCGGGGGGATGTGCCTGTCATTTGCTGAAAGCATCGAGGGCCTCCCTCCGGGCGCGCTGGTCAGCCATAATCCTGTAGATGCGGGCCACGACCTTGGCGTGCCAGCAGGTAGCCGCCCGGCGCCTCTCCCCGTGCTTGCAGGTGCACCGGAAGATCGGCTCACCCCGGTCGTTCTTGAGTGTGACGAAGACGTGGCGGGCGCTGCCCCGCGGACCCGTGGCCCCGTCCCCATAGGACCGGACTCGCCACACTCGAGCGTTGTCCTGCTGCTGGATCGCGTCCCCGGCCGACCAGACCTCCCGGGCCTTGGCGAGCTGGGCCGCACTCATCTTCTCCTCGCGGAGGCTCTTTACGAGCAGGTAGTCGTCATCGAGAAGTCTGGCCTTCGCCATCAGTCTCCTCCTCCTCCTCCAGAATCTCTCCGGCCTCGCCGGTACGTGGGTACATGCTTGCAAGTGTTGAGCCCGTCAGGGCCTCCCGTACCGCCCAGACAGCCTCGTCCTCGTCGAGGACGGTGCAGGCCGCGCCACCGGCGGCGCGGATACGTCGAATCTGGCGGACCTGCTCGACCGAGGTTCGGGCGTAGGCGTGATCCTCGCTCTCGCTGGGCTTGCGGTGCTTGACCTCGAGGAAGATAAGGCGTCCCTCGACGCAGCACAGCACGTCTGGGATTCCGGTCTCCATGTAGATCGAGCCATGCATCTTCCAGGTGACCGACGTGGGCCACACCTCGGCGATGCGCTTGCGGATGGCCTCAACCACTCCACTCTCGTTGCTCGCCATGTCTTGTCCTTTCTAGTAGGCCGCCCGCCCCATTGCGGAGCGGGCGGCCGTTCATTCACGTGTCAGTCGGTCACAGGTCGAGGTCGTCGATGTCGAGGGCGTCCACGTCGAAGGTGTCCGTCTCGACAGCCTCGGCGGGCGCGATGTCCTCGGGCGCGTCGTCCTCGTCCGGCAGGTCAGCGGCCTCAGCCTTGGCGGCGGGCTTGGTGGCTCGCAGGTACTCGCGCACCTCGCTCTTGACGCGGCCGTTGAAGGGCTCGCCGTCCTCGACGAGGATGTCGACCGGGCGGCCGATCAGGCTCTTCGGGTTGAGGGCGATGCGCTTCTTGGCGATCTTGACACCGAGGGCCTGGAGGAACGCGGCCGAGCGGAACATGGCCTTCTCCGTCTGAGGGAGGCGGTCAATGATCTGCTTGCCGGTGTAGGGGCCGTCGATGATCTCGAGGTAGACGACGAACATCGCGTTGCCGGCCTTGGACTCGGTCTCCTCGAAGTCGTTGACTTTGGCGCGGTAGGTGCCGGCCGGGACCTGGGCGGAGCCGGTCTCGCGGTAGTTGGTGAAGTCGAAGGTGAAAGCCATGGTGATCTCCTAGATAGTCGCTGGGTAAGTAGATGGATGATGGATGGTGGATCAGTTGTCAGATGCGGCAGGCTGCTTGGCGGCCTGACGAGGCGGGACTCCGCCGATTCCGAGGAATCGCGAGAGCTTCTCGAGGGTGACGGGCTTGTCGCGGCCCATGACCGATGGGACCTTGCCCCTGAGGTTATACGGGATACGGGCCTTGGTGCCGTACTCGGGGTCAGTGCCAAATCTCACGATGTGCTTCGTGGTCGGCCCCTCGTCGTTTCCTGAGCTGTCGAGGTCCTCCTCTGTCTCGGCGTACACGATGTAGTTGGGGGTGGCGCGGATGATTGACTGGGCGCCGCGCTGGACGTCTGGCGAGCGCCGGACACCTCCGTTGATCTCGTCATCGACCATCTTGACCTGCGCGGTCATGACCACGTGCATGGGCTCCTTGCGGTTGCCGTCCGCGAGGCCGTACCAGAAGACAGCCGTGTCGGTCATGACGTCGAGGGCCTGGCCCCAGGTGCGCTGATCGGCGGGGGCGGTGCCCTGCTTGATCTCGCGGACGGCGGTCTCACTGGCCCCGGTCAGGTAGCGCATGGTCATCTTCTGCAGGGCAGTAAGGGAGTCGAGGACGACTGCCTTGTACCCGTGCCCACCCTTGTCCAGGGCCCAGAACACGTCGTCAAGCTCAGTCACGCTCTCGGGACGGACCACGTCGATGTTCTTGGCGTAGGGGGCGTTCTTGAAGGACTGGGTGCCTTTCTCGCCCGGCAGGTCGATGAACAGTGTCTTGCCCATCGTAGCGATGGTCGAGGCGAGCGAGGACTTTCCGCCGCCTGTCGGGCCGAGGATTAGCCAGCGGCCATAGTCGGCCGCCTCCTCGTTGACATCAACGATGTTGATGCCTGCGAAGCTTGTCATCTGAATTTCCTTTCCGCTGGGGTTCGGATGGCTTTACTGTATGCGTATGTCGGCATGCATTGCAAGTCCCAAGTCTCACCTTCCACTGTGATCTGGGTCTCGATACCGGAGCCCGTACTCCTCGACCGCGTACTCGCCCTCGGGGCCTCCGACCATCTGAGCACGGCACAGGTCCGCGAACTCGCAGAACTGGCAGGCGGCCTTCCCAAAGTTGCGGGCAGCCTCCCCACGACTCTCAGCCCGCTTCCGGGTGAGCGAGATGTCGACGCACGTGTCGGCAGCGGCCTGGAGGTGGGAGCGCACCAGGTAAGGGCTCACCGGGGTCAGGTGGCGAGAGAACCACTGGGAGACAACCTGAGGCGACCCGAGTCGCTCGATCTCCGCCTCCTCGGCTGTGTATACGCCAGCGGCAGAGCCGTCCTTCTTCATGCCCTCGAAGGGGACACCCTTGTCACCGACCCAATCGAGGTAGGTGGCCAGGTCGTAGTCCTTGACGGAGGACGACAGCTTGCCCGCCTTCGTGAGCTTCGGGGTCTTGGGGGCCTTGGACCTCACGCGATCGAAGGCGACGGCGCGGGGTCGGGGAACCTCCCACTCGTCGCACAGGGGACCGAGGCCCCACACATAGAGCTGGACCTGGCTGTCCATCATCTCGTCCAGGCTGGTCACCTGACCGAGGGTGCCGGACGTCTTGCAGTCACGCACCACGACGATGCCGCGCCTGCGGTCCAGGTAGACCTCGTCCGCGTAGCCCCACAGCATGACGTTGGTGCCAGGGATCGGGCGCTCCCACCGCTGCTCGATGGCCAGGACGGCCTCGTTCTCAGAGTCCTGGGCCCACCTCTCGCGCCACTCGTGGTACGCGTGAGCCAGCCGCTCCCACAGCGGCTGGCCGAGCCAGTCGAGCCACACCTCGCGCGCATCCTCACCCAGGCGCTCCCAGTACCCGGCGGCGGCCTCAAGGATGGCCTCGGGAGAGGCGTCGGCCGGGAAGCTAGGGCCGGTGTCTGTGGTGTGGATCTCCTCTGGAGCCGACTTCAGGGTGCCTTCCTCCCGCCCCTTGGCGAGCCGATCGGCGGCCCGCACGGCGTGGAACCAGGACCCGAAGTCCAGGGCGGGGGAGATCTCGGCGCGCCGCCGGCGCAGGCCATCGATGTACCGGTACTTCCACGCCTGAGGGCACCGGCGGTGCAGGGTGAGCGAGGAGTAGGTGGCCCTCTCCTCGTCGATGACGTCCTGAGGCTGGGTACTCATAGTCATCACCTTTCGTTATAGATGTGATTCATAAGGGCCTTCTCCAGGTCCGTGCGGTCCTGGTAGGCCTGATAGACGACCTCGTCGATCGTGCCCGGGGCTAGGGCGTACCAGAACGTGGTGGAGCCTCGCTGCCCTAGGCGGTTCAGGCGGTCACGGGCCTGGACGATGTCATCTCGCTGCCATGGCAGCGACGCGAAGATCGCGTGCTGGGCGGTCACCAGCTCGTTCACCGCGACAGACAGGGTCCGGATCTGGGCGACGATGACGAGGCGCTCGTCAGAGTCTGACCCGAACCGCTGCCGCAGCGCAAGCCGTTCCTCCGGCTTGGTGTCACCTGTGATGGTTAGCACAGTCGTCCCCGGCTTGGAGATCTCCTCCGCGATCGCCGCCAGCTCGGCTCGGAACGAGCCGAAGACGACGATGCGCTTCTCGTCCGGAAGAGTGTCGTGGACGATGGAGGCGATGGTCCTGGCCTTCGACCTGCCGATCTCCCGCATCTCGCCCGAGTCATCCGGCAGGAAGCCGGCGGTGATCTGGCGGAGGCGGATCGCTCGGGTCAGGCGGCTGAACGCCGTGGACTCGCCGGTCACCTTCTCGCCGCTCTCTCGCGTGTCCTCCTCCTCGCGGAACGTCACCTGCAGCTGCGACCGCATCTCCTCGTAGGCCTTGAGCTCCTTCGAGGACAGGTTCACCGGCACGATGGTGTCGGTCGCCTCCGGCAGGTCGAGGCACTCGCTCTTGATGGCGACGGCCGCCCTCTCGCCCATGATCTCCTCTAGGCGGTCCAGGTTCTTGAACCCGGTCACCTCCCGGCCCATGTAGCCGCCCATGACCGCGTAGTCCTCCTTGAAGGCCTGGAACGTGGCCCGCTTGCGGGTCCCGTCTGCCTGGACGCGCCCGAAGGCGTACGGGTCGATGAAGCGCCACTGGGCGTACACATCGAGCGGGCTGTGAGGAATGACTGTCCCGGTCAGGCCGATGCGGCGCTTGACCTTGGCCCCGATCCGGGCTGCCAGCCTGGACGAGTTGGAGGAGATCGACTTGATCTTGTGCATCTCGTCGATCACGACCAGATCCGGGTCGAAGTCCTTGACGGCGTCCAGTAGGACATCGGCGAAGGTCCTGCTCCCGACCGCCCGCCTCTGGGCGAGCATGTCGATGTTGATGGCCTCGATCACGAGGCGGGGAGCGCTGTCCCCCAGGACGTCGGGACCCAGCTCCTCAGCCTCTTCCCGGGGGACCTCCTCACCATCGCGGCGGGCCGCGATGGCCCAGGACTTGTTGGTGTGGGCGGCCCTGACGGCCTCAGACCCTCTCGCGTTGGCAGTGAGCTTCGAGGGTCGCTGCCCCCCGCGGGAGCGAAGGGCCTCGACGCGCTGGGGGCCCGAGCCTCCGAGGGCCTCCGCCCACACGTTGACCTGCGGGCTGACCCACTTCGGGGCCTGAAGGGCCCACTGGTCGACCGCCGCTAGGGGGCCGGTCACGAGGACTCGGGCCTCGCCGCGCTCGCTAGCTAGGGCGAGGAGCGAGCAGTAGTCGAGGGTGACCGCGGTCTTGCCGGTGCCGGGCTCCATGAGGAGGGCGCCCACGCCCTTGCAGTCGATCAGCTTCTTGAGGCCTGCTTTCTGGTGGGCGAAGCGGGGAGGGCCCCCGAACTCGAACTTAGCCATGGCGAGCCTCCATTCTGGTCAGCAGGTCAGCCACGTCCACGGGACTCCAGTCCAGGACGAGGTCCCGTTCGGGGCGCAGAATCCACGACGCCACCCCCGGCTGGTACTCCCGATCAACTGGGGCGTAGTAGCTGTCCCCGTCCTCATCGAGCCGGAGGGAAAAGATTCCGTACACCGACTCGTCCGGGTCGTCCCCGACTCCCCGGCAGCGCGCCTCAGCTACGTAGATCAGGTCCCCGACTGGCCAGGGAGTGTCTAGCAGGACGCCTTCCAGGAACTGGAGACCGGTCCCCTCATCCGCATAGATGACGAGGTCTCGTGGGGACGCTCGTAGGACCGAGGCCTGAGGGTGGAGCGGGTCCGAGGGTCCGGCGATCTCCAGCTCCACCCCCTCAGCGGGATCCGACCCCAGGACCCGCCACCATGCGGAGTCGTGCAGTACGTAACCAACGTAGGAGGCTAGGTCCTCCACGCGCTCGAGGCGGATGCGGTTGCTGAGGCCCTGGAGAAGCTCAGCGTCGTTCTCGTAGGGGTAGGGGATCCTGCTCATGGGAGAACTCCATCCTCGGTAGCCCCGGCATCCGCTCCGAACAGGGCGTACAGGGTCTCCGTGTCGACCTCGTACCAGGAGATGATCTCGTCGATCCCCTCCAGGATCTTGTCCCCGAGGTCTGGGTCCTGCCCAAGCTGCGTGCCTGCTCGGCAGTAGTCGCGGGAGTGGCTGGTCGGGTCATAGGTCAGGAGGTAGACGCCGGGCTCGAAGGTCTCCATACCTGCGACGTCTGCCCGGTCGACGTAGATGACGTCAGCGGTGGGCCAGTGGTGGGTCGGCTCGTTGCTCATTGGTAATCCTTATGGGTGTGGTAGATGGGTCGTATTGCTGGGGTCAGTTCTCGTAGTGGGCAGCGGCCGCGTGCTCGGCGCGCTGCCGGATGTAGTCGGACCGCCGGTCCTCGGGGATGGCTTGAAGGTTCCCGCGGACCTCCAGCACTGCGGTGATGTATCGCTCGTACTCCTGCACGAGGTCCTCGCGGGTCATCTCGTGGTCGGTCCTGGGGGTCGGAACGAAGGGGATCGGTAGCTTGCGCTGGATGTCGCTGTCCTGAATGTCGCCACCGCTGGCGGCGATCCTGCGGCGGATCTCCTCTGCGCTGACGATGCCGGGGCGTCCCATCACATCTTCCCCTTCCGGACCCTGTAGGAGACGCTTACGAGGACTGCGGTGATTGCGATGACGGCCATCAGTGGTCCTCCCCGCCCTCGAGGCCTACGCTCACGAAGCGCCCCTCGTAGATCGAGAAGGTCGGGACCTGCTTCTCCAAGGCCCCGGCTCGCCGGGCCCGGGCGGCGCTCAGGGCCGCCTTGAGGACCTCGTACCCCGCCCACGAGAGGCTGACAGCCGTCAGCGCCCCCGCGGTTCCGAAGGCGGCCTGAGCGGTCACGGATCCTACGATGATGGAGATGGCCCAGACCGTGTGTCTAAGCGCGCGGTTGGCGTGATAGGCGGTTGCTGTTGACAGTCGGTATCTCATAGGTATTCCTTACAGGTAGTCGTCTTCGTTCTCGCAGCCGCAGTTGCAGAAGTCCTCGGGGCGCTCGCACGAGGGGCAGTAGCGCTCGCCGGTCCACGGGTCCTCCATGACTCCGGTCAGCTGCTGCTCGCGCATGGCTCGCATAAGTCCCCGATCGTCCGGCACGTACTGCTCGGCCATCACTGCCAGCATGTGGCGACGATAACGTTTCTTCGGTGTCCCTACCATTTTCGGCTCCGTTCTGCGGCTTGCCGGTCCTTCCGGCTGATGACTTAACCCTAGACAGATCCGGGGGCTTATGCAATAGAAAATAGAAATCTCCCCAGTGACTCACGTCACTGGGGAGATCCCGTCATTGGGGCTATTTCCCGTCGTGCGTTGCTTGCAACGCAAGAACATCGTAGCGGTCCCCGTTGAGGGTTACTCTGGCCTCGACCTGCGCAGTCCCCCAACCACGAGCTCTCAGCATATTGATCGTGTCAAGGGAGTCCGCGAAGCGCCTCAAGCCGAAGGAGGCGACGATGATCCGACGCACGTCGTCCTGCCTCAGAAGCGTCTCGATCGCCTTCCACGATTCCAGGTTCCTGACCCGGTACTCGACCCCGAAGATGGGGCACTCAGGCGTCCCGTCCTCCACGGCCCGCTCGTACGCCTCCCACGGAGTGAGAAGCGGCAGCTTTGAGTAGTCTCGCATCTATAGGTCCTCTCTATGTCTACTCGTCAGCAACAGCGACGAGGGTGTAGGTGACGGAGCCGCGGCTCCCGGCCTTCTGAAGCCATCCTCGGTTCGACAGCCGATCCAGGGCGTTGCGGGCCCGGTCCCGGCTGAGGGTGTCCCCGATCAGCAGGTAGATGTCCGAGGGGCGGGCCGACTTGCCCAGCTCCCCGCCGAACACGGACATCACGACGTCCTCATCGTCCTGGTTGCGGGCCATCTTCTCCATGGCAGCAGTCATCTCGGTCAGGTCGATCTCGACGCGCTCCTCCACGTCGTTCACGTCCTCACCCCCGGCCGTCAGGACCCCGCCCCCTCCGGAGGGTGTGCGCCGCGGCGGGGTGATGACCAGAGACGAGTGCCCCTCCGCGCGGGAGTCGAGGGGGGCCACGCCGGGCACCCGGGGCTTGCCGCGTCCC